AATTCCATCTGCGCGAATGCAATCAGCTATCCGTTGTTGCATTGAATTAGGCTGACCGAATCCTCGGCCGGTCCGTTTTCCGGATCAGGTCAATTCACTCGGCTGCCGGCTGGTCACGGTCGTTCTCGACGACCAGTCCGAGGTCCAGCAGCACATCCAGCCTCCGATCGCTGATGACGACCGCCGGGAGATGAGGCGGAGTGTCCGTGATGTCACTCAGCAGGAGCGGCACGACCTCAAGCGTGAACTCCTCCTCCCGGAAGGGCCTCGACCGCTCGGCCCACTCGGCGAAACGGGGATGGGACTCGAGGATGATCCCGTTGTCGGAGAACTCAGCGACGAGGGCGTTCCACTGCTTCGAGAACGGCTCGAAGAACTCTGTCACAGCCTCGCGGAGTCGCCGGATCTTCACGGTGAGCGTCACCGGCACGTCGTTCGAGCTGAGCTGCATGATCGCGTCGTAGGCGGCGGGGAGCTTTGAGCCGGGGATCTTCACGTCGACGAGTGGGGGTGCGGAATTCGTGCGCATGTGCAGATCTCCTTATGCCGGCGGAGCGGCGGGCTCGATCTTGGACTTCGCGAGTTCGAAGAGGCGATCCAACAGCGCCTTGGCACCAGCCATCTCTTGGGGCGACAGGTGCTCGAGGATGCCCCCGGCCGCGGCGGCGGCGGGGATCTCGGCACCCGTCGTGGTGTCGATCAGCTGGAGGCGGTAGTGCCCGCCGTACTGGGTGAGGTCGCCCCCCGCGCCGTCAGCGACGCTCTCCACGTGCAGATTGATATCCAGCCTGCGGACCTTTGGCGTTGTGGTCGCCATGTCTGCGAATCCCATAGTGATCTCCTGGGTTCAAAGGGTGCACAGTTTCCCTGTGCGGGACAGTTGAGCGGATTCCTTGTCGTCGCAGAACGGTCCAGTCCCGTTCGCGGATCCGGCTGGGACAATGCGAGCCATGTACTTCCTGCGCCTGGTTTCGGTTGCGCCGGTCCCAGACGATCCGAAAAGGAAGTCACCATCGATGGCGGCGTAGGTCCCTGCCGTGGTGCGTCGAAGGAAGAATGAGTAGGCACCCGGTTCGGCTGCAGGGTCGGTCCACGCCTTTCTCCAGACTTCGATTTCGAAGCGGGATCCGAGACTTCCGGACAAGGCGACGGTGACATCCACGGTCCACCCGTCGCCGAGGCACACGTCCAGCGCATCCGTCGCCGTCACGGACGCGATCGTGGGGGCGCCTGTGCATGGCGGAGGAAGAACCGGGAGACCGAGCGCAACAGGGATCATGTCGGGTTGGTGAATCCGGTGCCGTTGGGGTAGGCGAAGATGATGCTCCCGACCTTTTCGAGGGTGACCACGTCGGCCCGTGGGCCACTGGACGACCACGCCGGCACGCCGAAGTCGCCCCAGTCGACGCCTGAGAGCGTCGGCGTGAATGCGCCGCCGTACTCGATATAGAGCCGCACGGTGCGACCCGCCGTGAAGTTGGTCGGACTCAACGTGATCGAGGCGCCGAGAGTGATGCGTTGAATATTCCCGTTGAGCGCATCGATGTTGGTCGCGGTGGTCTTCGACCCGTAGTCATAGACCTGGTGGCCCCACACGCCTGAAATGGATTCGTTGCGGGCCAGAACGGCGACTGCGTCGCCAGCTACCGTCAGGTTGACGGGGGCGTTCAGGACCCCGGCGTCAAAGACGAATTGATGGCGTGACGGCCAACCCGACTGAAGGTTGGTGGCGATCGTCACATGATAGTCAGAGGCGAGCCAGAGGACTTCCCCGGTGTACGCTGCGACGAGCCCCGCGGCGGCCGCGTGGGAGTCCGTCGAGTCTCCTGCATGGATGAAGATTGAGGAGTCTGCGCCGAGGCGGATGCCACCCTGATCGGTGAGCTTCTTTATCCCGTAGGTCCCGGTGGTACTCGTCCAAGCCAGGACCCAATCCGAAGTGGCGGCATTCGAATAGTACGCGCTGGTGACCCGGATCGACCCGCTCACGTCGAGCGGGTACGTGCCCCCCGGCGTGACGACATCCGCCTCCCCGTATCCGATGCGGATCGAATGGGCGACGGTGAGCTTGCCATCGGTGGTGAGCGCCATCGCCCCTTGGGCCCCAGTGTGGATGTCGTCACCCCACCAGAAGCCGCGCGAATTGGAGTTGTTCATCTGGAACGTCATCGCGAAGTCGGAAGCCCCGCTACCGATGCCGCCGTAGGACACCCCGTTGGTCATGCCGATGCCGTACAGGCTGGTGGACCACACCTGTATCTTCGTGCGGTTATTGGTGGCGGACGCGACGTAGATCCCAGTGGAGTTGTAGATATTCCCCGCGTTGACGGTGAGGTGGCCACCGAAGGTTGCGTCCCCCGTGAGGTGGCTCAGGATCAGGGCGTTGCCGAGCTTGCCGTAGGAGTAGAAGGCGAGGTTGGGATTCGTGCCTGTCTCGGTGCGGATCAACCATTCGCCTGAGCCCGCCCGCTTGAACCAGACGCCGGCGTAGTTCGCGGTCGCGCCCTTGTCGGCGACGAGATAGGCGGTATTCGCACCATCAAGAGTGAAGAGGTGCTCGCTGGCGGCTCCAGCGGACGTGGTTCGCCCGACGTTGTCGATGGTGAGGCGCGGCGACCCCGCGGTATAGAAGTTCCACGCCTCGGCACCGTATCGTGCGGCGAGGTCGGATCCCGTCGCGGTGAGGTTCGGCGCGTAGAGGTGCAAGTGCGTATCCAGCCAGCTCGGCACCCCGATCCACCCGAGGTTCGCACCCGTAGAGGGCCGATTCCACTGGTAGCGGGCATCGGTCCCCGCCTTGCCGCCGGTGACGGTGATGCCGTAGTGAGTGACGGTGTCGTTTCCGAACGAGGCGGTGAGTTCGTTCTGGGAGTAGATGTACACGTTCCCGAGACTCCCAGCGGCCAGGTAGGCGTGGCCAGGGGAACCGGCTTCCTCATTGCCCGAGAGTGCGATGTACGCACCGCGGCTCATGGCGGCGGACCCGCCACCCGCCAAGATGAGGCGCGCCGTGTCCGCGCCGTCCGCGGTGGACGCACGCACGTACCGAGTTCCGGCGAACAGGGCGTCCCCGCCGAGGGTGAGTGTGCCCGATACGGCGAGGTCGGCCGGGAACGCGAAGTTGCCGGCGCCGAACGTTCCGGCACCGATATCGGCCGCGGTAATCGCGCGATTCTCCCACAACGCGGAGCCGGAGTTGTAGAGCAGCGCGTGGCGATTGGCGGGCAGTGAGATCGCGACATCCCCGAGGTCGTTGAGATCTCCGCCGCCTCCGGCCGTCACATTGAGAACGGGCCGGCCATCGGCGTCCGTGGTGATGTTCAGGGCGGTGCCCGCGACGAGTCCGGAACCGAGGTACTGGGTAGGTCCATCCCAGATCTCGTGGGTGCGGCGGTCTTCTTTGGGCAGTGGGGTGTTCGGGAGTATGAGCGCCTTTTCGCCAGCGGTGCCGACCGGCGGATCGGCGGCGGGCGAGTCGTAGGGTTTGACCCAAGCGCCCCACGCGTCCCCGCCCCCGGTTGCGAACTCGTCACCGGGATGAAACGACCGATCGATGGTTGGGTCGACCTTCGAGGGGTAGTTGTACTTGAGCGTGTGAATGAACTCTAGGTCACCACTGGCGGGGACATTGAGATAGTACTCGTAGTATCCGAATCCCCCGCCGTAGTTATGGACATCGTGCTTGAGGTGCAAGCTCTTGACGGCGGGCCCGACCTCGAACTTGAGATCGACCATGAAGCGGGTCATGCCGAGGTCCTGAACGGTGCGGTAGCGCACGTCGGTTACCCGCGCCCACAGCCCGTCCTGCAGTCCGTCGAACGTGAGCTTGAGCAGTGTCTCCTGGCCGAACCCGGAGACGGGATTCCAGAACCTCACGCGTCCGAGGAAGAGATCGCCGGGCACCCCGGCGAGGTCTCCGCCGCCGCCGTCGTCGACGGGCCCGTCATAGGGCATGTCGACGCGCGCGACGAAGTCGCTGGTCTCATCGACATCGGGATAGTCGGTGGGCAGCGCCGGGTTCTTGACGATGGCGAAGTACGCGCGCTCGGTGTCGGTGTCTCCGCCGTGCCCGATGCGCAGCTCAATCTTCCCTCCGGCGCCCTCACGGATATCGGCGTTTCCGCCGGGGAACTGATCGATACCGGGCGTGGGGAGCAGCTCGGTGGGCCAGGCCGAGACGATATCGCTCCAGATGCTGGGGGTGTAGCCGTCGCGCTCGGCGCGCACTCTCACGTAGCGCACGGCGTCGGCGGCGTCGCGCTGCACGATCGCGGGGTGGAGCGTGACGCCGGGATCGAGTACGACCTCGACCTCGAGCGTGCTGAACAGGCTGTCGGTGGACACCTCGAGGCGGTGCGATGCGTAGGCGTCGGCGGGCTGGAACCCGACCCAGAGTCCGTAGCCGATGGAGTTGGTGGGCGAGCCGGCCTGAGCTCCGGTGGCGCCGCGCCCCTGCCGGATCTGCACGCGGGTGGGCTCGGTCGCCAGGGCGGGTGCCGCGGTGGCGACGACGGCGGTGGCGGCGGCGGACTCGCCTCCGACGCCGTCGACGTGTTTGATGCCCGCGATGTAGGTGCCGGCCGCGAGCTGATCGAACACGTAGCGCTCGGATCCGAGCGGTAGTGGTGCGTCGAGGGCGTTGACGGCAGGACCGGGGTTGAGGGCGATCACGGGCATCACGGGCAGATCGGCGCGTCCCGGCGTCCACGTGGCCACGAGCGCCTGCCCGACGGCGACGACGGCGAGCCCGGTGGGCGCGGGCAACGTGTCGACGTCGACGTAACTCGCCGCGGGGAACACCCAGGCCGACGGGACCTTGGCGTCCTCGATGTCGGCCGTCTCGGTGCGACCGCGCAGCCACACGCGCATGCCGCTGGGCACGGTCCGCGCCACGAGGGTTCCGGTGGCCACGAGTCGTCCGGCGTAGCGCCATGCCGCGTCGTCCTCGGCGGGCCGCACCACCACGCTGGTCGCCGTCAGCGCGTACTCGACCACGGCGGGCTCAACGCTGGCGTTGAGCGTCACGGGCACATCGACGGCGTGTTCCGGGTCGGTGGCGTTCTTGACGACGACGCCGAGCGCGGGCGGTGCGGAAACGGTATCGGACCCGAGATCGAGGAACCGCAGGCGGATGTACGGGCCTTCGGCGATGCGCTGCAAGCAGCGCGCGAGTCGCGGGCCGCCGCGGCGGCGTGTGATCGGGTCGGGCATGACCGAGAGGGCGATCTTGCGGAGCGACCCTTCCACGCAGCTCACGACGTTCGCGGTGCGCCGCAGCCGGAGCGAGAACGTCCCCGGTCCGTTGCCGAACGCGGAGCGGAACCCCTCGGGCACGCGTGCGACCTGAGTCTTCACGCGCTGCGATGCGCCGTCCTGCTGGCCGAGTGCGATGTCACGGATCCCGAGCGCGTCGACCTCGATGACGCTATCGCGCAGCTGACCGAAGCGGCTGAGGATGAAATGCGAGACGTGCTGCTGGGTCTCGAATCGCACGGACGGCACGTCCACCGCGCCCTCCTCGGCCTCCAGGTCGATGGACGGCTGCAGGATGTCCGTGTAGTACTTGACGGCGACGCGCGTGACGGCGCCCTCCTGCGTGTCCTCCCACTCGAACGCCTCGGCGTCTCCGGCGGCGAGGTCCTCGTCGGTGATGGTGAGCACACCGGCGACGTGCGCGGCGGTGAGGCGCCAGTCGATGGGCACATACTGCCCGTCGGCGTCGATGCGATATCCCAGGCCGTGGGGCAGATTGATGTTCTTCTCGACGACCTCGCGCAACTCGGCCGGCTCGGTGGCGACCATATAGAGTTCACCGAACGACGGGTCCGCCTTGAGCGTGGCGAACGCGGCGGCGTCGCTGGGGAACGTGAGCATGGGCTCGCCCACGGTGCCGTCCCACGGCTTCTCGATGAGCGGGCCGAACTTGCCCGCGAGCATGTCCTCGACGAACGCGGCCGGGTGCACGGGCCCGATGAGCAGGGGGTCGCCGGGGGACGCGGGTCCGTAGCCCTTGATGTGGAACTCGACGACGTCGTCGGCAGCGGGCGCGGCGATGTAGTTCGGGTCCTCGGGAATGAGCTCCTGGACGCCGACGTCGCGGGCGCGCCAGCGCAACTTGTCGTCCAGGGCGAACCCGACGGCGACGACGGTGGGAATGAACCCGCCGCTCGCCCACGGGATGGTCTTCGCGAGCCAGAGCTCGCCTTCCTCGCCCACGCGCAACGGGTTGGCCGTGCTCTGGATGATCTTCACGTGCACGCGCGCCGTGCGGATGTACTCGGGCAGGTACGACATGAGCACGGGCTGCGCGGTGAGCCCGGGATCGAAGAGCATGGCGCGCAGCGGCGTGATGATGATGTCGCGCCCCCCGGACACGCGAGTGGTATCGATGCGGATCCGGTTCGTGCCGACCATGACGCCGCGCAGCGGTGCGACGCGCGCGGGCATCCCGGCCCACGGTGTGATGAGGCCGGCGGGGAGCAGCGCGCCGCGCGACACGTAGCTCAGGCTCCCGTGCCCGGGCCCGACGAACACGTCGGTCTCGAGGTCCTTCACGAGATCCTTCAGCGCGAGGTCGACCCACAACTTCGAGCCGGCCATGCGCACGGAGTTCACGCGCAGCGTGTAGAGGGTGACCCAGCTCGAGCTGTCGGAGTCCCACTCGCGCAGCCGCGCCTTGAGCCCCTTGAGGCGGTTCATGCCGCGCGCGTCGCCGAGGAACCGGGTGAGCCAGCGATCGAGGTTGCTGGTCACGCGCGCGTCGAGGATGCGCACGGTCGCGCTGCCGACCTCGACGGTGCGCTGCGGCACCTTGATCTCACCGCCGCGCCAGCTCGGGCGATCTAGATACGGGTGATCGTCGGCCGGGTCGGTGGTGACGACGAACGTCTGGGCCGCGTCCTCGAGCTGCGCGAGGGGCTGCGTCTCGGTGGGGTCCTCACTGCGAGGCTTGAAGAGCGTGAGCTCATAGCGCGTGGCCTTGGCGAGCGGCGGCATCAGATGACGAACTCCGTGCCGTCGATATCGCGCACGCGCAGCGTGAGCGTGTACATCTGCAGCTTCGAGTCACCGCGCTCGAGCGTGCCCTCGACGAGCTGACAGGTATGCGCGGTGCCGATGTCGGTCCGGTCGGTCCAGAGCTGGAAGACGCCGCCCGCCTGGGCGTAGGCGAAGAGTGCCTTGATGCCGGCCGCGCCGTGGTATCCGGTGGCGCCCGCCTCGGCCTGGGCGGGGATGTACCGGAACTCGCCTTCGAGCTCCTCGTAGGTGGCTTCCTCCCAGGTGTCGATGACCCCGGACTTCGCCTCGGCGCGCTCGCCGATCCAGCGGCTGCGCGGCATGGGCCGATGCAGCGGATACACGAAGTCCGCGGTGTTGGCGTAGCCCGGATCGGGCCACAGGATCTTCATGAAGCGAGGCGGCATCGGTCACGCTCCCGTGAACACGATTTCGCGGTCGCCCGCGATGTCCTGGAGGAACCGCGTGAACTCGGCGCGCTGGCGGAAGTCGGTCGGGTCGTAGAGCGCAGGTCCCGCGGGGAAATGCACCTCGACGCGCCCCTGCGGCGCGGATCCGCGCGAGAGGCGTCCGTGGTCGGAAAACGAGAGTCCGGATCCGCCGCCGCCGCCGGTCGGGTTCGACACGAACCCCGAGACGGCCGAGCGCATGGCCGAGCCGGCGGCGATGAGCAGCGCACCGGCCACGATGCCGCCGCCGCCGCCCAGCGAGAGCAGCGACGACTTGAGCGCCATGAATCCCTTGTCGGTGAGGATGATGGTGGTGCCCGCATTGACGAGGATGTCGCCGAGCGTGCTGGCCACGGCCGCGCCGAGCTGTCCCATGCCGCCCTCGAGGATCCCGAGGCTGCCGAGCAGTGCCGGGCCCATCGCGGTGAAGATCTCGATGACGCCGCCCTGGATGGAGCCGGTCACGGAGTCGGCGAACGTCTCGGTGGCCGCGCGCATCTGCTCCATGTCCTGGGCATAGCCCGCCGCGACCAAGCGCGAGGTCTCGCCGACCTGGAGGAGCATCTGTGCGTGCTGCAGCGCCAGCGGATTCATGGCGTCGGCGCCGAGTACCGCGGCAGCTCCGCCCGCGGCGCTGAACGGCGCGGCCTTCGCTTCGCCGAACAGCGGCGCGGAGAAGTTCGGCGTGGCGGCGTCGACGCCGAAGATCGCGCTGACCGCGGCCTTGTTGTTGGTCAGTCCGCCCGTGCCGCGCGCCGCGCCGCGCGCCGTGCTGCCGCCGCCGAGTCCGTCGCCGGCCGCCGATACCGCGACCGTCTGCGCGTCCGCGGCGGCGATGCCGGCCAACGCGAGCTGCCAGTATGAGCGCGTGGTGTCGTCCACCGCGCGCGTCACGCCGTTCCACGAGCTGCCGAGCTCGTCGGCGGCGCCGGCGAGGAGGTGCTCCCACTCGATGGTCTGGAACCCGCCGATGCGGAAGTCGATATCGATGCCGGGGATCTTGTCGAACCCGTCGAGCAGCCAGTTGACGCCGTCGGCGATCTTGTTGAGGAGCTTGAGGATGGCGTTCGTCTCGATGGCCCAGAACACGCCCACGGCTTCGATGGCCGCGGTCAGTCCGGCCTTGATGAGCTTGATGATGTCCCAGGCCCAGCTCATCGCCTTGATCACGAACTGCATCCACGCGCCGATCTCGGCCTTGTTCTTGGCGACGCTCCCCGTGAAATCGCGCACCTCGCCGATGATCCCTTTGATGAGGTCATTGAGCCCGGCCTCGCCGATGGTGCGCGCCAGCGTGCTGAGGTTGTCCATGAGGTTCGAGATGACCCCGTCGATGGTGCCCATCTGCTCGGCCATACCGCCGGCGAACTCGGTGTTCCCGATCTCTTCGAGCGCGTCAACGATGGACTCGGCGTCCTTCTTCACCTTGAGGCTGCGGCCGCGGAACTGCAGCACGACCTGGTCGCCCTGGCTGTTGGCCTTGATGCCGAACTCCTTCAGGCGCTCGAACTCGCCGGTCGACGCGTCGGCGACGGCCTCGGCGTACTGCACGAAGTCTTTGCCCATGGAGGCCGCGGTGTCCCCGAACGCCGTGAGCGTCTCCTCGGTCGGGTTGATGCCGATGGCGCGCAGCCGCACGTAGGCGTCGGTGATCTCGCCGATCTGGAACGGCGTGCTCGAGGCGAACCGCTCGATGTCGGCGAAGACAGCGCCGGCGCGCTCGCCATCGAACGTGCGCAGCCGTGCCTGCAGCTTCTCGGTCTCGCGGTTCGTATCGAACAGGAACGAGAGCACCTCGCGCGCGCCGAACGCGATGCCGAGCGCGCCGGCCGCTTTGACCGCGAACCCTTTCATGCTGTTCAGGTCGGTATTCAGACCCGAGGTCTCGGTGCGCACCTTGTGGACCGCGTTCGCGGCGCCGCGGTCGGTGGCCTCGAGGATGAGCTCGATGGTGCGCGCGCTCATGGCGTCATTTCCCGGCGCGCAGCCGCTCGAGCTCCTCGCGCTCGACGCGCATGGTCTCGCGCTTGAGCACGACCATGGCCGCGTGGTACCGCGGATCGAGGAGCGCCGGATCGGTGAGTCCCATGTCGAGCGGCGTGCGATGCCACTGCTCGAGCCACAGGTACCAGTGCAGCATGAGCGTGGTGAACGGCGAGATATAGGATGCCGGGCACCGCGGCATCCAGGCGACGTCGCCGGTCACACGGAACCCCGCGCGCTCCATGAGCGGGAGCGCTGCATCGGGCAGGCCGACGGGCCACCCCATGGCCGGTGCGGGTCCTAGCCGGCATCGTCCTCCACCGCAGCGCCCGTGGCCGAGGTCGGCGCCGCCGGAGTCGTCGGAACGCCCGAGCTCGACGGCGAGGATGAGTTTCCCTCTTCGGGCTCCGTGAGGTAGCCGCCGACGCGCTGCTGGATCTCGCGGGCGACCTCGATCTTCCACGCGCCCGGGATGTCCTCGAGGTGGCGGTCGCGGTGGAACGGTACGTCGCCGATGACGAGGTGCTCGATGCGCAGGATGTAGTGATCGAACAACTCACAGAGGTACCGCCCGAACTGACCGTTGGTCGAGACTTCGCCCTCGAGATAGAGGCGCTGGATCTCGGCGGCCTTCGCCGCGCGGTCCTCGATCTGAGCGAGGTGCTCGGATACGGCGGGGTCCGCCTTCAGTGAGCTCACGGAGGTGACGAGCAGCTCGGCCTCCTCCGCGGGCGTGGGGAACCGATAGACGAACACCGGGGCGTCGTCCTGGCCGGTGTGGTCGCGCAGCGTGGTGCGGAGTTCGGTGGGTCGGGTGGGGATGCGCATGGATGCCCTCGCGTGATCAGTGGGGTTGGGGGTCGGGGTCAGTTGTACTTGATGACGGGGTCCTTCGTGGACGGTGCGATGGCGCGGTGGATCATGTACTCGAAGCTCCACGCCTTGACGCCCCCGCGGTTGACCGGGGTGACCTTCATGATGCTCAGCCGGTCGGCCTCGATGCGCACGTTGCGGTACTGCTCGTCACCGAGGTCGTAGATCCAGGGCATCGTGGTGCCCGCGGCCGCCAGCGCGTAGGGGTCGAAGGTGGCGAGGTCGACGACCTGCACCTCCATGGTGCCTTTGGGGGTGCGGTCGGTGATGCGGTAGCCCTCCCACGCGTCGCCCGCGGTGCCGTCGAGCGTCGGGTCGGACTTCTCGATGCCGAAGTCGAGCGTGCCCTTGATGGGCGCGAGCGCGACGCCGCCGAGCGAGAACACGCCGCCGCGGAAGATCGGTGGCTTGATGGTGTCGAGCGTGGCGGCCTCGAGCGCCTGCTGCGTGGGCGCGCTGCCGACGCCCTCGAGCTCGACGATGAGGTCGAGGAACTTGCCCGCTTCCCATTGGATCGATGCGGACACAGGCACGCAGTCGGTGGCCTTGAACTGCTGGCCCATGTCCTGAGCGAGCACGCTGAGCAGCGCTTCCGCGCCGTCGGTGCCGGAGTACTCCACGGACTCGGTACCGAGCGTGAAGTCGTCGGTGCGCACGCCGAGGAGCGCCATGAGCAGCGCGTCCTCGGCGGGCAGGGCCGCGGCCGAGTATGCGACGCCGGGTCCGCGCATGCGTCGCCGGATCGGGAACGTGTACACGCGGCCGGCCTTCTCGCCGGGCGGATACGTGCCCTTGCCGCCGGTCTGCTCGCCGTCGGCGAGGTTGTCGCTCAGCCAGGACTCGCGCACGTCGAAGGACGACGCGAGGCGGATGGCGTTGGCGGCCATGGTCGGTGCCGCGTCCACGCCGCGGGCCGCCTGGGCCTTGGCGGCGAACGCGAACGCGCGAGTCAGCGGTAGGGTCTTAGGCATCGGTGCTCAGCTCCTCCCCGGCTGCCGCGGGGCTGTCGTTCGACTTCGCGCGGATGGGCTCGACGCGCCTCCCCTCTGGGTAGGTGCCGGCCTCACGGGTGCGCACGATCTCGGGCTCGCTCGGCGTCGCGCGGCGCCGCTGCGGTTCCTTCTTCTTCTTGGCCATGACTCCTCCTCAGAGCTGGTCGTACTGACAGGTCACGTTGAGCCGACATTCGGCGTAGTGGACGAGGACCCCGCCGAAACTCCGTTCGTCAACGAGGGTGATTTCCATGCCGAGCGGCACGACGCCCCACGTCAGGCGCGGGTTGTCGCGGAAGTAGCGGACCATGGCGTCGAGGTGCTCCTGGAACGCGAGCTCGCTGGCCGCGGCGTCCTCGTAGCTCCGGTAGTGGCGCAGCTCCCAGTGCTCGAGCCAGTCGGGATCTTCCTCGGGTGTGCCCGCTTTGCGCGTGATCTCCCAGCCCAGCACGCGCCCCCCGGCCGTCGGGTCCTGGAACAGCGCGAGGAACAGCTCCCACTTCGCCGCGAGGCGCCCGCGGTTGTGCACGATGCCGGATCCGGCGACGGTGGCCATGGCGGCCTTGAGCTCGTCTGCGCGCGCGGTGTACGTCATGGATCACGTACTCGCGATACGCACGGCGATGTTCAGCCCCGCGCGTTCGAAGATGCGCTGGATGTCGGCCTGGCTCTCCTCGGCCGTCTTCTCGAACATCCGCACGGCGTCGGTGCCGCGGTCGCCGATCTTGCGCGCGATGACGAACGCGACGCCGCGCGCCTCCTTCGGGTCGCGGATCCCGAGCTTGCGGCGCACCCACAGCTCCAGGGCGCGCGACGGTGGCCGGCGGCCCGGCCGGCGTCCACGCTCGAGCACGGGCACATGGCGCGCAGGCGAGCCGAGTTCGGCGCGCACGCTGATCCCGCGTCCCACGCCGTGGCCCGTGCGGATCCGGTGGCCGATGCTGCCGCGCGCGACTTCGGTCACGCCGATGGGCGTCTTGAGCTTCACGCGCCGCTCGACCAGGAGCGCGGACTCGGTGATCGCACGGAGCAGCTGCGCGCGGATGATGCCGTCCGGATCCGGCAGGTCGGCGCCCTCGAGGCGCGCGTGGACCAGGGCGCCCATGTCAGCGCTCCGGATGCGTGAGGAAGTTGCGCGACTCGGCCAGTGAGGTCGTGCCACTGCCGGCCTGCACCTCGCCCTGTACCGCGACGGGCAGCAGCTCCGTGGCGAGCTCCATGTAGCGCTTCGCGCGCTTCGCGTAGTCGCCCGCCTTGCTCTTGTGATCCACCGAGTCGGCGAGGATCGTCGCGTCGCCGGTGTTCGAGTAATGCGACGCGATCGCCTCGCAGCTGAGCGCGGCGCCGATGAGCACCACGGCGTCCTGGCGCGCCACCGGCACCGTCGTACTCACGGCCGTGATCTCGTGACTCGCGGTGACGGTGACGCGGATCACCTCCGCGGCCGCGGGTGACGCGTATCGGAACCGCAGCGCCGTGCCGGCCGGATCCGTGTACAGCGTCCAGTCGAGATGATCGACGTACTCGGGCTCGCGGCGCCCGGCGGGGTATTCGACCTGGAGCACGCGCGAGAAATCCGGATCGAACGGCGCGGGCAGCGCATAGTCGAACCCGCCGTCACCGGCGATGTCGAGGACGACCTCACGCGGCTCGATGCGCGAGAGGCGGCGCGCGGCGTCCTCGAGGTGCTGCTGGTAGTCGGCGGCGTCGAGGACGTTCGCGTCGTCCTGGACGTGCCGTTCCACCGCAGCCTGGAACTCGGAGAGGTTGTTGAGTGGCATGCGTGCTCCGCGTCGTGGTGTAGTGCGAGATGCCGGAGTCGAACCGGGGCCCGGTGTTCATCGCACCGGACGACGGGGCAAGGGCGTTCCCCATCGCTCTCCATTGGCCATCATCCCGCAGGGGTGGGGGGATTCGGGGGGAGGGGCGCCGCCCATCCACGGCGCCGCACTCCCGCCCGCGGCTCCCCCCGAGCCGCTACGCCGTCACCCGCTAGAGGACGACGCCCTTCACGAACCCGCGGAAGTCCACGGGCACGCCGCCGTACTCGTGGCGGATCTTGTACTGGAGCTTGTCGGCGGTGAACATCTGGCCGACGGTGGGCATGTCGGCGACCCAGAGCTCCGGCTCCTCCTGCCCGTTGAGGAACGCGACCTCGATGATGTCGACGTCCGCGGGGTTGGCGAACACGGCGTAGTCGTTCGCGTCCGCGAAGAACGGCACGACGACGATGCGCTCGTTGTTCTGGCCGAACTTGTGGTACCAGCGGTTCGCGTCGTTGTTGGCCGAACCGGGCACGCGATCCGTCTGGTTGATCTGGATCGCGAGGTCCTCGAGGTTGATGGGCACGGCCAGGAGATAGGGCTCGAGTCCGAGCTTCTCGGCCGAGGTGAGCTCGGTCTGGTTGTACAGCAGCCCGCGGATCGCCGTGAGGTTGGCGAGCGACAGCGCCGTGGTCACCAGGTTGCTGTGGGCGACGCTCGCCCACGCGTTGGCGTCCTGCATCGCCGGGTTCGACACGACGAAGTCCCACACGAACTTCGCGAACGTGCGGCGCGCGGAGCGGCCGAGGCGGCCGGCGACCTTCGCGAACGCGCCCACGTCATCATTGATGATGTGCTTGCGCGTGATGGTCACGACGGCACCCTTCTGGCCGACGGCGTAGTTCTCGAACTCCTCGCCGTAGGCCGCGAGCTCCGCGTAGTCCGCGGTCTCGGGATCGACATTCGGCAGATCGCCGAAGTACCCGATGCGCTGCACCTGCCGCTGCTTGAAGTCCGCGGCCGGCACCACGTTGATGATCTCGCGCTCCCGGTAGTCGAGCTCCCGGTAGTCGCGCGTGAGGCGGCGGTGCATCGAGTTCGCCACGACCTGGGGCAGCGTCGCGTTGGTGAAGGCAGCCTGCAGCATCGCCTGCTGCGCGGTCGGCGAGAGGATGCCGGTCACGTCCGGATCCTGCCCGGCGGTGATCTCCGCGTAGAGCGCACGGAACCCGAGCGGCGCGATGGTGCGCAGGCTCTCGTTCTCCGGCACGAGCCCGAACGCGCGATCCATGGCCGCCTGCAAGCGGTCGATGGTCTCGGCACCCACCTGGATACCGGCGCCCTGGCGCTCGCCGCCGAGCCCGGCCACACGGGCGGGCGCGAGTTCGGCGAGGTAGTCGCGCTCCGCGTCGATGGCCGCCTGGATCTCCGACTCCTCGGCGACCAGCCCGGCGAACCGCTTGCGCAGCCGCTTCTGCGCGAGGTCGGGCAGCTTCGATGCCTGCACCAGGTCGCGCACCAGGAAGGCGGTGAGCTTGATGTCCGTCGCGTTCGGTCCGTCGGCCGCGGCCTGTACCGGCTGCGCGCCGGGCTGTTCTTTCTTCGTCTCCTCGCCTTCGCGCACCGGCGCGAGTGCGATGTCGTCGGGGATGGCCGCGAGCAGTTGCTCGGCGGTCACCGTCTTCTCGTCCAGGCCATGCAGGGCTTCCGGCCGGCGGGCCTGGAGGAGATCCCACAGTCTCTTGATCTGCGGATCCATCGGTTCCTCCTCGGTTGCGGTGGCAGACGCCACCAACTGGGTGAGTTTCCCGCCGGCGGCGGGGTTCACGACGATGTCGGTGCTGAGCACCTCGGTGATGGATGCGATGAGGCGTCCGGCGCCTGCATCGGTTTGGACGGGGATGACCGTGCCGCGCGCGTCGATGGAGAGGCCGAGCAGGTGCGCGTCGTTGCGCTCCCACCCCGCGACGAGCGCCTTGCGCGTGCGCTCGGCCAACGTGCCTGCGGGGGTGCGCAGGAAGTGCATGGTGGCGCGGATCTCTCCGTGCTCGCCGATGCGCGGGTTCTCGAGCCAGGCGACCTGGCGGTCCCACTTCTTGTCGAGCGGGTTCTTGTGGTGACTGAGCCGCGTCTCCGGGAACGCATAGACCTTGCAGTCGGCGAACAGCTCGACCGCGGCCGCCAGCACCTCGGCCGGGTAGTAGTCATTGTGCAGCGCCCGGCCGGGCTCGATGACCACGACCTCCCACGTCCACCCTTCTTTCTCGCCTTCGGCCGCCACGAGTACGGCGTCGCCCACCATGCTCGCCTTGACCGGCACGAGCTCGAGCGTGACCTCCTCGGGCTCGCTGAGCACGGCCACCCCATTCGCGTCGAACGCGTAGGGGACCTTCAGCAGATCGCGGCCCTGCCGCACGACCGCGAAGTCGTCATAGATATCGAGGATCATCCACGACACGGCCTCGTCCGAGACCTTGTCGTTCCGGCTCCAGATCGAGCGGCGCACCGCGTCGACGCGCGCTTCGAGGCTGTCCTTCGAGAGTGGGCTGGGCATGGTGCTCTCCTGGCTCGTGCTCAGAGGGTGCCGGGCGCGCTACGCCGCGGCCTCGTCGGCCGGGGGCGTCCAGCCCTTCGGCGCGCGGCCCGAGTACTTGCGGCCCTGATCGGTGACGACGTGCACCACGTCGTCGCGCACGACCCAGCGCACCACTTCGCTCGGCTCGACGTTGCGCGTGACCTCGACCTCGATGTCTTCGCCGCGCCGCTTCTTCGTCTCCATCACGGGCTTGCCGTTCTTGAGCGCCGGGCACTCCACGTGCTTGAGCAGCTCGGGCGGGATCGGCTGTGTTGACGGTGCCATGTTGCTCTCCTTCGGTTCGGGTTCGACTACCAACTGTCCATCCAGGGGACGGATTCACATCCGCACATCACCGTGTTCGCCGCGGATCCGGCCGGGTCGCGCGGGTACATGAGCTCCTCGCCGCCCACGGAGAACGGCTTGCTGACGGCGCGGCGTTGACCGTTGACCGCCTGATGCTTGATGCGCGTCTTGCCGCTCCAGACCCATTCCTTCTGGAGCCCGTCGACGACGGCCGCCGCGTCTTCGAGCCTGCGGTGCCCGGCCTTCGACTGGACGCGCCCCATCTCGGTGCGCACCACGACCTCGGCCCGGAACGTCACGTAGCGGAACGGGCCCGGACCCTTCAGCGTCGCGGTGATGTCCTCCATGACCTGGTGCGGCGTGGCACCACCCAGCAGTCCGCGCTCGAGCGCCTGGTGGATGCGCTTGCGTGCGACCACGCCGACGCCGTCCATGAGCGCCACGCCGTCGGCCACGAGCTCGTCGAGGAGGTGGGGCGGCAGCAGCACGCCGGGCAGCGCCGTGCCGACCGCGGCGAACGGGGCGTCCACGATCTCGCCGCCGAGATCCCAGGCGGCGCCGAGGGCGTCGGCGACCTCACCGCGCGCGACGCGCTCCCAGCGCTCGAGGTGCGCGTCGACCTCGCGGAGCAGCGCCGGCAGGTGCGCAGCGTCGAACTCCGACGGCTGCCCGGCGAGCGTGATCCGGATCTTCTGCTGCAACTCGGCGAGCGAGCCGACGACGCGCTCCACGTGCTCGTCGCGCTGGAGCCCACGGCGGCGGCGTGCGTTCTGGATCGCGCGCACGGCACGGCGCCGACGTTCCGCGGGAGACATGGCCATGGTCAGGTGCCCACCACGCGCAGACGGCGGTCCATGGCCGCCGCGGCCTCATCGGCGAGCCGCTCCTTCTTCTGCTCCTGGGCGCGCGCGAGCATCTCCTCCGGATCCGCCTCGACGCCGGTCTGCTGGAGCAGGCTCGTCATGACGCGCACCGCGGTCGCGTCATCGACCCACCCCTCCTGGGCGGCGATGGACAGTCCGGTGGCGAACTGCTGCAGCGACGAGCTGATCTTCGTCAGATCCTTCGTCGACGGCTCGGGGAACTCGAGCTGGAACTCGCGTGCCTCGTCATCGTCGGGGATCGCGCCGTACTCGATGCCGCGCGCGACCTGGGCCTCGATGACCTCCTCGATGATGTTCTTCACGAGGCGCTGCTTCGCCGTCAGGCTCTTCTCGGTGGGCGTGCCCATCTCGGCCGCCGTCGCGCGGTTCACGTCGCCGCCACCGCCGAACCAGTGCTCGGGGATGCCGATCCCGCCGAGCAGGTGATTCCGGAACAGGCGCGCGTGCTCCACGTTGTTCGAGCTCGAGCCGAACGCGGGGCCCTGAAGCTCCCACTTCACCTTCTCGTTGTGCGCACGGATCGAGAGCGGCTTCGGATAGCTCTGCGTCTCGAGCCACTTCTGGATGTCCTCGTCGCTCATGCCCTGGAGCTCGACGTCCCACATCACCTGGGCGTTCGCCTGCTCGCGCTGCAGGATGCTGAACAGCAGCTGCTCGTAGCCGTCGAGCCAGTCGGCGAGGCTGAAGATCTCGCTGATCCCGCGGCTCTGCGTCGAGAGCCGATTGATGCGCGAGATGAACAACTCGCCGTCGGTGAGCGCTTCCCATTCGCGCAGCCCGGGTCCTGTGAGCACATCCGTCTCGGCCGCGGTGAGCACGGCGCGGTAGCGGCGCTCCGGTACGCCGGGGCGACTCTTGAGCACGACGCCCAGGGCGACCTCTACGTTGTCCGGGTCCAGCACCACTTCCTTGACCGATGCCGGATCCGTCACGCCGAAGCGCATGAGCCCGCTGAACTGGTTGGTGAACACGGGCCAGAACCGCTCGCCCATCAGGAACAACTCGAGCGTTTGCTCCCAGAGCCGGATCGGCCAGCGGTTCACGCGGTCCGTCCAGAATCCGTCGAGGTAGTCCTGCGTGCGCGGATGCGGCGACGTGACCGTCGCGCCCTCGCCGAGGATCCACTCGCGGATCGTCTCGAGCATGCGGCGCGCCAGCGGGTTGTACGTGTATAGATAGACAGCGATCTCGCGCTGGCGATCGTGCGTCACCGGATTGAGGTCGCGGTTCACGTCCGTGAGACGGCGGAACCCTTCGACCTGCCGCGAGCGATTCGATGCGCCGCGCAGGGCTTCGACGCGTGCCTCCACACGCCGATCCAGTACGTCGCCGAAGAACCGGTCCGCCAGCTGCTCGCGCAGGCTCATGCCGTCGTCCTCGTCCCGCGGGTCAGAGCGCGCGAAGTGCGCCGACGCGGTCGGCCATGCGGTGCGGCCAGTCGGGCTCTTCGTCCCGCAGCGAGGCGCGGCCCAGCAGGGTGGAGCGGTCCTGGGCGAGCTCCTCGTCCGTGGCGTCGCGCGACGCGGACGCCGCCGTCACGTCGGCCAGGTACTCGTCGGCCACCTTGTTCGCCGCGTCGACCGCGTCGGGGAAATCGTCGTTCGGGTGACCCGCGCCGTAGAACTTCAGCTGGCGCTTCGCCTCGAGCGGGAGCCCGTCGTCGAACGTGAGCTGGCCCGCCACGATCGCCGGACGCATCGAGCGGATCCGGAGATCCTTGTTGCCTGTCGGCGTGTGCGGCACGATGGGCAGCATGAGCCCGAGTTGCGTGCCGAGCTTCTGCAGCGTCTCGTCGTAGGAGCTGAGGCCCACCTTCTCGACGCCCCACACGTTGAAGGGACGGCGCTTGTGCAGGCCGATCCCGTACTCCATCACCGCCTCGGGCGGGATCCGGTCGGTCTCCGACTCACGGACATGCCGGCTGCCGTCAGCATAGCAATCCAGTCGGACGAGCGAGCTGGTGTCCCCCTTGGATGTGCCGCGCGACGGGTCCCAGAACGCGACCGAGAATATGATGTCGCTCTCCGGCGGGAGTTCCTCGATGTCGGGAGACTTCGGACGAAGCGCCCTCCATGTGATGCGGTCTTCCGGGAACCACGATGCGCTCGGGTCGAACGGCTTGTTCTGACGCTCACTGAGAAACGACGCGAGATCCTCGGCGCGCTCCACCATGAGCTCGTACAGGCTGAACCGCGCGGGCCACAGCACCTCGGCGCCCGCGTCCATCGCGACCTGGTGCGTGGCGTAGAACGCGCGCGCCGCCGCCTCGGAATCCGCGAGCGAACGGTCGTGGAAGACGCGCTCCCACTCGTTCCACAGCTCCTGGTTCACGGGCTCGGTGACGAGCGCCGCATAGGTCGACGAGTCGTCCGGAACCTTCTGGGCCAGGAAGCTCTCGGCGTGCAGGATCGTGCCGACGATCACCAGCACCGCCGCGCGCCCGAGCTTCTTCACGACCCGGTTGTACCATCGCATCTTCTTCTTCCTCCGGTTGGGGTTCTCGACCTCTTCGTCGTTCTCGATGTCATCGAGCGTGATCATGTCCGGTCGCTGCTTGCCCTTGCGCGCGCCACGCACCGACTTGCCGGAGCCGGCGCACATGAGGATGGTCCCGTTCCCGAACGCGAGACGGTTCGCACGCGGCTCGCGCGCCCACTCGCAGAACTCGGGGTAGATCGCCTGGAGGCGCTCGTTCGTCTCGACCTCGACGCGCGTGTCGTCGAGGAACTCGCGCGCCTGGGAGTCGGTGTCGCTGAAGATGATCCCGAAGCGGCGGAGCGCATTCGCGTGAGCCCAGAGGTGGTCGACCAACGAGGCGAACACGCTCTTGGCGTGCTCACGGGGATACGCGGCCGCGAACTCCTCACCCGGCCGGCCGTCGAGCACGATGCGCTGGAGCTCGGCGGCGAGCTCCTCATGGAACGCGGCGCCCGGGACCTCGACGCCCCGCTCGTCCGTGCGGTAGTCGGGGAAGAAGAACATCCAGAAGTCCCACAGGCTCCGCGCGAACCTGGCCTGGATCTCCCCGAGCGGTGTGCCGGCCGCGAGTCCGAGGTATGCGCGCGCCGCGGCCCGGATCTCCTCGAGCTCCGCCTCGAGCTCCGCCGCCTCGTCGGGCTCGGCGTCGGGAAGCGCCGCGGCGAGCGCGCGTTCGAGGTCATCGGCCGGGCTCATACATCGCCCTGTATGCCCCGCGACCCTGCGGGGGGCGGTAGGAGGCGCCTTGCGTCCGCCTCGCGGCTGCTACCCCGTTGCGCAACGGGTTTGCGGCCGAATTCATCGCGCGGGCTCCGCGACGCGCGGCTCCATGCGCTCCACGTCCTGCAGGAAGAGCCGGATGACCTCGTTCCGGTACTTGCGGACCACCGGCCCGATGTCCGGATGACGGGCGAGCGTGTCGATGAAGATGACCGCACACTCTTTCGGGCTCGGGCCCGTGGGCTCCGGCGCGCCGAGTTCGATGCCGGCGAGCTTCGCCGCCTTGACCGCGGCATACGTGGCCTGGGCGTCGCCTGACTCCTGGGCCGCGCCGAGCATGCGGAGCAGCAGCGCTCGGCTCTCCCGCTCGATGGCGCGGTCCTGGGCGCGCAGTTCGTCCCAGCCCTCCTGGTCGCACCAGCGCAGCAGTGTCGTCTTGCCCACCTCCAGATCCTCGGCGATCTGGCGGTAGCTCCATCCTTTGATATAGAGAGCACGAGCGCGGCCGCGCAGGTCGCGTGAATGAGCCATGTCGCCTCACCCCTGGAAGCCCGCATCACGAGCCACCTCCAGGAGACGCATCCGGCTCTGGGTCTCCTGCCGCAGCCGCGCCGCGCGCAACTGAGGGATGAGCAGGCGCGCGCGACGCTCCAGCCGCGCCGCCTTGATCCGCAACCACCAGATCTCGATCCACCGCCGGACGTCGTCCATTTACCAGCTCCAGCAGGGGACGGATGTCTTCGAGGACGCTGCCGAGCCTGCCCTCGGCCTCGAGGTGCTCGCGGATCCAGAGGTTGAGCTCGCGGTTCTCCTCGTACAGGCGCCCGGCCCAGGCGAGCACGATCCCGGCGAGGACGACAACGGCGCCGAGGAGGAGGAGAGAGGCCGCGACGGGTGACTGGAGGATGCGCTCCCACGCCTGGAGTTGGTCGGCGCCCACATCAATCCTCCCCGCCGAGCCCGTGACCCAGCTCGCGCTCCAGCTCTTCGCGCACGTGGCGCGCGCGCACCTGGCGACCCTCGTGCTCCAGGTGCTCTTCCTTGTGGACCGCCGCGCGCGTCTTGCGCTCCAGGTCGGCGCGGAGGAGCAGGAGCTGGTCGCTTGCCGCGTACACGCCGCGCAGCTCCGTGTCCTGGTCGCTCGGATCCGATCGGATCAGCGCGTCGATCGCCGACGCGGCCATGTCCACCTTGGCCAGCGCCATCTTCACTTCGTCGCGCCCGATGTGCGGGAGCAGCTTGCGGATGTCGCGGATCAGCCCGTACAGCCCGGCCTCGTATCGCTCGAGCTTGTCCTGCAGCATCTCGCGGATGCGGTCGGCCTCAGGCATCGGTGCCGCGGTCCAGGAGCTTGCCGCTGAGGTCGCGCATCTCGCGCACCGCCAGCTCGAGCACGAACCGGATGAGCTTGCGCGCCACGCCCTCGTTGACCACGCGCTTGATCAGCCACCGCGTGGCGAACGCCGGGAGCACCGGAACATGGTGCGCCAGTACATCGCGCACCGCCCGGAGACCGCCGCGGCCCTGCACGAACTCCCAGGCCACGTCCACGGCGATGTCCATCTTTTGGGCGCCCGGCAGCTGCTTGAGTGGGCCGCTCCAACGATCCAGCGCCATGACCAGGTCGCGCGCCAGGAACCACACGTCCTTCGCCGTGATGTCGCGCAGGTCCGTGATGCGCCCATAGAGGACGTGGAGGTCGCCGACCAGGCGATCATGGATGGACGCGACTGGCTCGTCCACGGACAGATAAGGTTGGTGCGCGAGCGGGAGCTGATCGGCGAGCATCATGCCTCCTCGGGTACTGAGGGGATCGGGGTCCAGAACTCCGGCCAGTGCCGTCCGGCGGCGAGGTCGGCCAGCGGGAACGGGAGCTGCAGGTGGGGGCGCTCGAACTTGAGCGTCTGTAGCCCGGCCTTCTGCGCCGCCGCGTGCACGATCTCCCACTCCGACGCCGAGCCGTTCCATTCCAGCGACTTCGACCAGGGCGTGTCCTCGTCCCACACCGCGACGTCCACCGCGGCCGAACACGGCACGCCGTGGATCATCAGGTTGTGGTAGGACGTGCCCGGCGCGGCGTAGGTGAGGATCGGGCCCGGGCGCGTGCGGCCCGAGGCGTGGAGCCACGCCTGGCGCTCCAGCGTGCGGTAGCCCTCGGTGATGAACACGCCCAGGCGCCGACGCCCCGTCTCCTGATAGAACGTCAGGAGGCGGAGCCGCAGCTCCGGGTGAAGGTGCTCAATCGTGCGGTCGGTGCGCTGAGGGTCGCTCACATCCGTGCCGGTCCGTGGAGGCCGTGGTCCTGCTTACGGCCTCCACGCTACATCAGCACGGAGAGCTCAGGTGGCGCGTTTGGCGGGTTTGGCGGGGATGAGGTAGGTGACGATAGAAATAAGCGAGGTGTCGGGAGTCCAAACCGGCACCTCGCTATCCATATCTCAGTAAGAACTCATCCATTGAGTTGTTACGTGAGGCACGGATTCGCCGTCAGAGCGTCAACGCAATAGGACCGTCACGGAAGTGCGCCATCCAAGGGAGGGAGGACCATCCTGATAGTGGCAGTGTCAGCGAAGTGGATCTCGAATTTGAAGTTGATCAAGATGTCTTCAAGTGAGTCCACCGCAAGGCCACTTCCAACAGGCGGCGTCGTAACCATGACGATGCAGGCGCGAAACGGTGGGTGTTGCGGCATCACGAGAACCCAAAAGAAATCCCCTCCTGGGTTCGTCACGATGTACGGGTACCGACCCGAACACGGTGGCTGTCGATCCGTAAAGCAGTCCTGACCAGGCAAAGGAATGGGGGGGAGTCCCACCACTAACCTGTGCCTGCCACTCGCAGATCGCGTCCGGTGGCACCTCACTGGGCCCACGATCGACACCGTCGGACTTCCGCCGCCGCCTACGGTTTGGGGACAACCAATCCGGTCCGGTTGTAGCGGCATATGTGTCCGCCATGTGACGCATCAATTACGACGCTGATCCGTCAGGAACATCTACTACTCTGGGGAGGGTGTCATCCGGATGACAGGGATGATGGCTTCAACGTCAGGCTCCCGATGCGCACTCTGCGGTCACCGTCGGGCGTGTCGACTAAGTCGTAGGCCCAACCGTTCCCGAGCCCGCGAAGTAAGGTGTCGAACCGTTGAGTGGCCACTTCCTCGACGCCACCGTCCGTTAGGCGGAGCACATACAAAATAGTGTCGTGAATCTCCTCAGGTGATGGGACTCCGAACAGGCCTCCCAGCCGAGGTTTCTTCCAGTCGGCGTCTGGCTCAGCTGAGAAGACCCATATGGTTCCATCGCCATGGGTTTCCACACCCATGATCTGCCCTGGGGGCCTCTGGTCCGGAGCCAGCTGCAAAGGGAGCGGCTTCCCTAGGTCTTGGCTTGGAAGTAGATGATCTGCGATAAGTACGCCGCTCTCCGAGAACACTCGAACGACACCGTTCAGGCTCGTCAGCCACACGTGCGATTTGTCGTCTACCGCGACACGGTGCACTAGTTCCGCGAGTCCTCCGTCAGCGGGGACATGATAGAAGCTGGACTGCACTTCCCCATCCTCGGACAATACATGCACGACCTCCACTGAGTCTCCACGGACCCGTGACGCCACGGACAACCACTCTCCGTCGGACTTCTGTGCCAAACTCCATCCGACGCCGGGAAGCCAAAATGAATCAAGGAACGCAAGGTCGGCGGAAAACTCGTGAACCCGAGGGGTTCGAAGTTCATGGACTGCGACACCCCGCTGGCTGGGCACGAACCGAACTGCTGTGGAGAATTCCCCAGGACCTTGCCCATCCCGGCCAAGCGTACCTGAATAATGTCCGTTCGCATCGTAGGTCAACACCATCGATCCCCAGGTTTCCGAGGATATCAAGATGCGACCGTCCTCAAACCGGAATACTTCCGCAAGTGGACCTACGGATGCCGGGTCATCCAAGCTTCCGAGAGTGTCGCTCGGAGCGAACTCCACGGTACAAGGTGGACAGACCTGAATAGCGGTGATCAAGACCAATAGAGCGTTGTTCACATGGTAACTCGGCTGGGTGAATGGAGGGAGGGGATCCCCTCCCTCCATTCACTATACATCACGTGGGATTCAACTTGCAATTGCCGTCGCAGTTGAACAGCCACAGAGTCCCACAGCCACTACTGGTGCGATCGCACCCCCCTGCCAGACAGTCAGTATTGATACCGGTGCACCAGTCGGATCCTACTGAACAACTACAACCACCAGGGGCGGCTGCTACCGAAAGCTGATTCGATTCGCCAAGGTTGGCGATCGCGGCCGCCGCGAGTTTGTCGCCGAGGAGCTCACGGGCGTCGGCCTCCAATGCCTCCACTGAGGTCCTGTCATCACCCGCATCGAAGTACACCTCCAAGTTCTCCGACAAGCCGGTCAGAAAGCTTGCTTGGTCAAGAGTGAGTTCGTTGTGCGTTTCAACGAACCTTCCCAGATGCTCGCGCCAGAAACCTACCTGCGTCGACCTCGGAGAGTTGTTGAAGATGGCTCTCTGGTAGGTCCGGTCGTAGGACAGGATCCCGTCCAGCGTGGTCGGCAGGTTGCCCACATTGTTCTGGGCCCACTCGTCAGCGATCTCGCAGAGCGGTCGGTCGTCGGCCAAGGGGGGGGGCGTCGTCGCAGCGAGTGCGATGCCACTGAGAGCCAGTAGCGGGAGAGTGAACTTCATGGCTGCCTCCGGGTTGGAGTGAAGAGCGGGCCTAGGGCCCTTTGTGGGCGAACGGTGTCGCCCGAGAGCAGGCTGAAGATCTACGGGACATTGATGGCGGCGAGACGAGCGAGGAACTAACAAGAGGGTATGATCGCTGCGCACGTAAACCGCATGCGCAGGGTGTCACGGGCGCAATATACGCCACGCATCTTATTGTGCAATATTTTTCTTTACCAAGGCGGAGACGCGGTGTGGTGGTGCGTTTACCTGACTTGCGGCCCTTTGCCGGGGCGAGTTGTTGTGGAGTGTGAAAGATCGCTCTAGGTGAACGCGGTCCGGTCTGAGAGGTCCAAGCGAGTGTCCGCTGCGTCCACCGAGTAAATCCGGAGAGGAAGCCCTGCTCGATGTGAACGCCATCCCGTGAAGGCGCGGAACAGCAGTTGATACGGGATGCGAAACACTGCTCTAGGTTCCTGCAACCCGGTGAAGGCAGGTGGTCGCCACATTGGGCGCGAGACGCTCACATGGCTCTCAGATCGACCCACTCGGACCGTCCGGTCCTGAACTCAGTGGTCGAAATATTGCTGCACCGTCACACGGTGACCGCCACGGTTGCCGTCCCGCCCCTCGGGATCAGAAATGACGCCCGATTTCAGGCCGCCCAGCTGGGAATAGGACGTGTCGCTCCCAGGCAGCTTCGTTGCCACGCGCCTTCTCGACTTCGCGATGTGGGAGCAGAAGCACGAATGCCTCAACGACTAGGCGGAGCATTGACGCGGCGTCGGGCGGTACGTCACCAGATGCGTTCAAGACACCTGCGTCGACCAGTTGCTCGATAAGCGAGGTGAGGGGGTTGAGTGCTAGTCTGGTGCTCCCACGAATTGTATGTACGGCCGTGAGGTCGTGCGGGTCCGACCCATGATCTTCCGCCTCTCGCTCCAAGTGCTTGATGTATGCCGAAGTACTGCGAATGAGGCTACGAAGCCCATCAGCACGGCCGAGCGAGTCCAGCAGGCGGACGATCGGGTGGGCGCCGTTCAACTCGTACTGCGCTGCAAGAACCTGGAGTATGCGGTCGTCCGTTCCGAGGGTCCTCACGATTTCACCCGCGAGGCGGCGCCGGGCTCTCCGCTGGATCGTTCGGAAAGCCTCTGCTAACCCTGCAAGGATGAATCCAATGGAGACTGCTGTGATAACTGCAACCAGTGTGTAGACGACGAGCCGGATAGCGTGGATGGAGATAGTCCCAGCGAACGCCTGGTCAGCAAGACTGAGCCTCTGCCCACTTTCCCAGGAGTTCGTGACATTGAAGTCGCGTATCCCGGCTACCTTCCCTATCCCTCTGATTGACGGGGATTCATCCCGATCATGGAGTACAAGTAGCTCGACGATGGCCAGAGTTCCGCGTTCGAATATAAGTGGCTCAAAGCGAACTTTGTCGGTGGCCACAAGAACTGGGTTGAGGCGTTCCTCTACGTAGTCGCTACTGGCTGTGCGAAGCCTAACCTCAATCAGCCGTCCGCCAAGCACCTGAAGCCCCCATAGTTGTGCGTGGTCAAAGTGGTCTTGGAGGAGGTCTACCTGGCCAGTGTTCTCCAACCTGACGGTGATCAACCTAAGGTTAAGGTTGTTGCCTTGAACGTCCTCGCCTCGGAACAGCACTTCGAGCTCCGGAAGGCTTCTCCGGACATCAAACACATTGGCTTCGTTGGATACGTCGATCGTTATTTCTGGCAGGGGTTCTCGGAGGGTCAGGTACCCCAGATACAAGCTAGTCAGCGCCAAGGAAAACGTGATCAGCGGACGCGCGAGCGAGCGTTCAACAGACTCAGCAAAACCCATCAGATCACTTCCCCTTCTTCGTAGATGTCACGCCTCAGACTACGGAACCATGGCGGCCACCTTCCGGGTGGTAGTCCTTGTTCAACAAAGACATCCTCAAACTTGCGTATGATCGCGATCCGCGCGCGAAAATCTTGCTCAGACACCGCTGCCAAGGCTCGCAGGAGCGTGCGGCGATCAACATCCCCATTTCCCCGGGACTGCTCATCAACTGAAGTGGATGAATGGTGCACTGCACCATCTGCGTGTGCGAGCCAATCTGTGATGAGGTTGAGGGTCCGAGCGTAGGGCCGTTTGCTGTCTTCGCGTGCCAGGCGGGTAAGGGTGGTGTGAGAAATGCCTATTTCCTTAGCTAATTGCCGAGCGGAGACGCCGGGCGTACTGAGGTAGCCGCGGAGTTCCGTTCTCAGATCGTGCCACACTGGAATATTCAAACGCACCAAAGGGGGTTGACAATGCACCACTACTGGTGCATTCTGTCGCGTGGGTTGTGTTACTCAAGTATGCGGCAGGATACCGATGGACGAGAAGGGATTCAAGAAACTCCTTATCGACCTCGAATTCACGAGGGGTTCGCTGGGGGAAGAGGTAGGCATTTCAGCCTGGGCGGTGACCCTCTACTTCCGGGGTGAACTCCGCTCGACAACGACCCGTGCGCGGCTCAAGCGAGTGCTCTCGGGCCGTGCCGGAAAGCTAGGGATTCAACTGCCACGATTCTGGGAGGACGCTGCGGCCTGAGGCCGTGGCGTCCTCTCTCTTTTTTTACCCGCTCACCTGATGTCCAAACAACCATCCTCGATTCCTGGAGATCGGTAAATGGTGCCCTCGGAACTCCCCACCCACGAGTTGATGAAGGAGTGCATGCCCACGCGGCAGGAGAAGCAGCGGCTCGCGAAGTTTCTCGGGCTGGGCGAATCGCTGATGTACAAGTGGTGTGAGGACCCGGAGGGGTCGGGTCGTCCGAACCCGCTGGACCAGCTGGAAGTGCTCCTGGACCACGCACGCCTGAACCATCCTCACGTGGTCTTCGCCATCACGCATCGGATCGTCCAGGCCAATGCCCGCTCGATCGGGCGCGGCGCGACCGCGATGCCTGTCCGCGATCTCCTCTCGACGCTCCAGCCCGCCGCGGAGAAGGAGACGGCCGAAGCCCTCCACGCTCTGTCCGGAGCCATCCGGGCGATTCTCATGGGTGGTACCGCGGACCTCTCATCACTGCTTCGGGAGGTCGAGGACGCGGAGCGGGAGTTGAAGCGTGCGCGGGTGATGATCGCGGCCGCCGTCGATGCCGCTGGCATCGCCGACGAATCGTGAATTCCGGCACCGCGGTGCCGGCCGCCAACCCAACAACCCGCATAAATCATGACTTCTAAGGAATCACTTCCGGCACCGGGTGCCGGTCAGACCCAAGCGAACCCCTACGCTGCGCTGGGTGCGATCAGTGCTCTCACCATGGTGGCGAACTGGACCATCGCCACGCGAAGCGCGGTGCTACTCGAGATCAGGGATAACGAGACATATAAGGTACTCGCGCCGACCTGGGAGGAGTTCTGCGCGAGGCATCTCCCCTGGGCACGCCGCACGGTGGACGAGGACATCCATTTCCTCGAGGTGCTCGGGGACGAGTTTCTGCAAGCCGCCGGAACCATCGGTCTCGGTCGCCGCCACCTCCGCGCGCTGGCCGCAGCACCGGCGGGCATGCTGCCGAAAGCGGAAGGGGACGAGATCGTGGTCGGCGACGAGCGCGTGCCGATCACGAACCGGGAGCAGGTGGTGGAGCTCCTGGAGGAGCTAGTAGCGGGGCAGGACCGCCTTCGTGATCGGATCAAGCAGGGCGAGGCGCAGCTCACGGAGAAGGAGAACGAGGTCCGCGAGCTGCGCAGGGAAGTGAAGCGGCGCGACGACATTTCCGCCGGGCGCCTCATTGGCGAGTTCGGCCAGGAGATGGTGCGGGTGCTGCGGCTACTGCGCCGCGCGGCCGACTTCCTCTCGGACGCGGATCCAGCCAAGCGCCCGAGCCCGCGCGAGGTGCTCGCGTACTACCAGGCGATGCGTCCGGCGATGGACGAGCTCGTGCACTACGGCGGGCAGTACGTGACGCCGGACTGGGCGCGCGACCCGGAGGCGTTCGAGCGTCACATGGCGGAGCTGGTCGAAGAGGTCAGCGTCGCGGAGCCCGGGGGCGCGGGCGATGACGATGTGGACGGTGCGGATTGGGGTGACGAGGACGAGCTCCTCTAATCATGGCACGCGGCCGCCAACTCACGGACGAGGAGCGCGAGGTGCTCCGGCACGAGGCCCGGGGCCTCGACGCGAGCGCGTCGTACCGGCCGTTCTGCGAGGAGCATGCCGCGCTGCTCGGCTGCCACTGGAGCACGGTCTACCGTGCGATCCGTGACGAGGTCGGCCGCGGTCGTCAGAAGCGCGCGGATGCCGGGGCGAGTCGCGTCCTCGAGGGGGACGTGATGGAGGACATGGCCGGGCTCGTGGTGCAGTACGACTACGACGCGCAGCTGGCCATCGACACGATCAACGCCAACCGCGCGGCCGAGGGGCTCGAAGCGGTCGAGGTCCACGCGGAGACGCTGCGCCGCCACCTGCGCCGCATGGGCGTGAGTCGCCGGCACAACGCGCAGGACCTGCGGGTGCACCGTCGCTGGGAGGCTCCGTATCCGGGCTACCTGTGGCAGATGGATTCGACGACGGCGGAGTCGTGGTGGATCGACGCCGATGACACGGTGGGATACGAGGCCCCGGTCCATCGCAACAAGACGAAGGCGGGCAACGGCAAGCCACGCATCTGGCTGCTCGGTCTTGTGGACGACCACACGCGGGTGCGCTGGGCGCGGTTCTACACGAGCAACTCGGCGCTCGCGTGGCGCGACCTGATCATCCGCGCGATGCGTGGGTTCAGCCCGCGCATTGACGAGTGGCCGGCGTTCGGGATCCCGGAGCGCATCTACACGGACCAGGACTCGGCGATGAAGTCGGCGGTGATGACGCGCATGCTCGAGATCCTGGAGATCAAGCGCATGCTCGCCGACCCCTCGACGGAGGCCGAGACCAACGCCCAGGCGAAGGGCAAGGTCGAGCGTTCCCTGGGTCTCATCCTGCACGGGTTCGAGAAGACGACGCGCGCGAAGAGGGTGACGCGCCTCAGCGAGCTCAACCGGCTGCTGTACCGCCACCTCCTGTACGTGAACAACCGACGCCACTCGGAGACGAACGAGATCCCGTTCGAGCGGTGGTTGAGCGCGCAGAGCATCCGGGTGCTCCCGACGTCGGAGATCATGGCGAAGGTGCTGCGGCGCGAGGTCGAGCGGCGGGTGAGTCCCAGCGTCTCGATCCAGCTCGACGGGAACACGTACCAGCTGCCGCGCCAGGCGCCGTTCGTCGACCAGATCAAGAAGAAGGTCCTCGTGCTCTACCACGAGGCGGACATGCGCAGGATCACGGTGGTGATCGACGGCGAGGAGTACGAGGTCGACGCGGTCGAGGCGCTGCCGGACACGGCGGGCGACTTCCACACACCGCCGGTCCCGCAGGCCGTGGCGAAGAAGCGCGAGCTGCAGGAGCGCGACCTGTCCCACATCGACACGCACGCGGTCCACGACTACCGCGTGGCGCGCGACGCGCGGAGCTACGTGTACCGGCCGACCACGACGGAGGCGCTGGTGTCCGAGCGCGACTTCGCGCCGGTGCTCATCCGCATCGGCAAGGCCACGGACCGCGCGCAGCGCGCCGGCGTGATGCACACGCCGCCGACGGACTTCGAGCGCACGGCGCTCAAGGCGCTGTTCTCCGGCCGCAAAGAGATCTCCGAGCGCGAGCTCGACGATTGGATCACGAGCCGCGCGGGTCGCGGCCCGGAGGAGCAGAGGCAGGTCGAGGGAGCCTAATCAACGAGGAGGAGCATGGGCAATCAGCAGGCAGGACCGGGGCGGGTGCGATTCGAGGTGGTGGACGACGGCGCGGCGGCGCAGGTGATCCAGGGGCTCGTGGGCCTGGGCGCGGTAGTCGTGGTGGAGGAGGCGCCCGCCACGCCCGTGTGTCCGCTCTGTGATCACGAGACGCCGGAGCTCCAGTTCTCCGTGCTCGTCCAGGAGCCCGTGTGCATCGTGTGCTGGCGCACGGCGCAGCGGCTCGCCGAGGAGTTCGACGCGGCCATGACGCGCACGAAGCAGGAGTTCCGCGGCCAGGTGCGTCAGATGGTCCTCGACGTGCGTGGCGGAGCCGACGAGCCCGTGTTCTACCGGGGGTTCGAATGAGCGTCCGCATCCAGGTGGGCGGTCTCAAGGGGGCGGTGCCGAAGCTCCTGCGCACCGAGACGCTCCGCACGCTCGACCAGGTCGCCGACCTGCTCACGCCGGAAGAGACCGAGTGCATCGAGGCGCTGCGCATCGCGGCGAACAAGCTCGTGTCGCGCGCGCCGCAGGGGAAGCGGGTCGACGTGCAGCTCCTGTTCAGCGACGCGCCGTTCGGCGGCTGCGAGATGGCGGTGGCCGTGACGGCATCGCGCCCGAGGTCCCGGTGAAATGGCGCTGCGCGTCATGGCAGTGCTCCGGGCTCTCGGCGTCGGGCCCGCGGAGCTCGAGCGCCGGTTCGGCTACAGCAAGACCAGCTGGTCGCGCTACCTCACGGGCGAACGCGAGCTCGGCAATGGGGACGGGCGGGCCCACGTCTCGCGCGTCCTCGAGGAGCGCGGCCTGCCCATCACTCCCGACCTGTTCATTCCTCACAACTCAGCGGACGGGCCCAGCCCGTCGGAGGTAAGCATGCAAGGGCAGAACCTCAGCGAGATCGCGCGCGAGCGGTTCCGGCTGTTCCGTAACCCATTCGCTCCCGATTCGATCATGCGTCGGCTCCCGGGCGGCGGCACGGAACCGAACGAGCTCTACCTGCCGCCGTCGCACCGCTTCATCGAAGAGCGCATCCGCCAGGCGTGTCTCACGTCGGGATTCATCGCGCTCGCCGGCGAGCCGGGCAGCGGGAAGACCACGCTGCTCGACAGCGCGCTGCACCGCGCGAGCGACCAGGCATCCATCGTGCGCGTGACACCGGCCAACGTGGAGCGCAGAAAGCTCAGTGCCGCCCACATCTCGGCCGAGATCATCCGCCAGCTCTCCGAGTACCCGGTGCCGCGCATGACCAACGTGCGCGACTCGCTCGCCGCCCAGGTGCTCGTGCACCGCTACGAAGAGGGGCAGCGCGTCTGCCTCGTCATCGACGAAGCCCACGAGCTGCCGCACAACACGATCAAGGACCTCAAGCGGTTCCATGAGCTGCGCCACGGCTACGCGCAGCTGCTCGGTGTCGTGCTCGTCGGGCAAACGGAGTTGCGTGCGCGCTTCGATGCCGAGCGCAACTACAACCTGCGCGAGGCGATCATCCGCTGTCAGCTCATCACGCTCGGGCCCATGAAGGGGCACGTCGCGCAGTACGTCGCGCGGCGCTTCGAGTGGGTCAACGCCGAGGTCGCCAGCGTGTTCGAGGACGACGGCCTCCAGGCGCTCGAGGACCGCCTCGGCGTGCATGACCAGCAGTACCCGGTGCTCATCGGGAACGCCGCGACGGCCGCGATGAACATCGCCGCGCGCCGCGGGGCGGAGCGCGTGTCGGAGGAAGAGGTGGAGGCGGTATGGGCGTCGTCGCCCGACCAGCTCCAGGAGCTCGGCCTGTGATCGTCATCGGACTCACGGACGGACCGGATCCGCGGATCCGGCGGGCGGGCACCCCGGAGACGCGCCGCATCCAGCGCATCATCGCCGCGGCCGTGGCCGAGCAGGGCCCCGTAGCGCGGGACCAGCTCAGCGCCGCCCTCGACGTGATGTGCGCGCTGGACCGCGCAGGGCTCGACATCGTGCCCCATACGCTCGTCTCGACGCTGCGGCCGAGGTCGTGACCGATGCCGCGGTACTGGAGACGGCTGCGGCTGTACCGGCCGCGTGGCGTGTGCAAGGGCTGCCCGTTCGCGCGGCGCTGCCACGCCGCTCGCCAGCAGGTCATCGACACCGGGATCCCGCTGCGCACGAGCTGCCCGTTCTACCGGAGCTATCAACCCACGTGGCGCGAGCCGGCCGAGTGGCTGCGCCACCACATCACCAACCTGTGGAGGAGGATGCGAGGGTGAAAAGAATCAGCTGGAGTATCTGCCGGTCGGGCGCGCTGCCCAGCGTACTGGACGACCTGCGTTCCGACGTGAGCGTGATCCAGCGCGACCTGGTCGAGTCGGAGCGCAAGGTGCCCGAGGCGCTCATGCGCTACATCGAGTCGACGCTCGAGGTCATCGGCACGGCCGGCCATGTGCGGGTCCTGGCGTTCTCCACGGGTGCCGACCGCGGGTTCAGCGCCGACATCGCCATCCGCCCGCGCCGCGCTGGGTGAGGAGACGTCCATGCTGCCCGGCCTCGTGATCCCGCCGCTCCGCCCCGTCGTGGATCCCCGCACGCTCTGCAACCTGCGGGAGGTCAACGTGCTGCACGCGCTGGAGTGGGGTGCCGAGCAGGCGCTTCAGATCACCGAGCTCTCGGTGCGCGCCGGGATCTCCGCGCGCGACGTGCAGAAGGTCATCGATCACCTGGTCTTCCGCCACAAGGTTCCCGTGGGAACATCGATGCGTGCGCCCTACGGGAACTACCTCATCGAGACAGACGAGGATCTCGCGCGGTCGGTGCAGCTGTTCACGCGGCGCGGGCTGCACTCGCTGGCACGCGCGAGCGGGCTCCGTAGGCAGTCGCTGAAGCGGTACCTCGCGACGATCCAGCCCGAACTCGACCTCTACCTGGAGGATCTCCGATGAGCACCGACCAGCTCACCGTCGCGTGTGAACTGCCCGAGTGCAGGGCGCTACGCCGCGCCGCCTATGAGGACGGGCTGAACGACGCGTGGCGCGTGTACCGCACGACGGGTCGGCGGGTGAGCATGCCGGTCCTCGACAGCGACCTCCTGCGCACGCTGCTCGGTGCGCTCATGGGCGTGCAGTGGTCGGCCGTCGTAGCCGGTGAGGACGGCTCCGCACGCCTTCAGTGTCCCTCGTGCGCGGCTCCCATGGAGGGCGGCCGCCACGCGCCGGACTGCCTGCTCGGCGAAGCCATCGCCGACGGGAAGGTGGCCCACTACGAGCACATGAAGCGGAGGCGCTAGTCATGCCATCCGGTGCGCAGCTGAAGAAGGTGTGGGCGTCCGCGCGTGAGCTCGGGCTCGAGGAGCAGGAGTTGCGCGACCTGGTCGAAGACCTCACCGGGCGCCGCTCCATCGGATCCCTGACGTTCGCCCAGGCGCGTGACCTCATCGATGCGCTCGTGCGTATGGGCGCCTCGCGCGGGCCCGGCACGCGCAAGCCGTCGGGCCGCCGCGCCGCGGCCAACGAGACGAAGCTCATCAGCGGCGACGTGCGCGACTACATCGCGCGGCTCCGTGCTCAGCTCGGCGACCGATGGCTCCAGGACAACTACTTCGCCGGAGCGTGCCGACGCGTCATCAAACGCGATCGCCCACGCACTGCGGCCGAGGGCGCGCGCGTCGTCGAGATGCTCAAGAAGCGCGTCGCCTACGAGGAAGGTCGTGGCCAGCGATGACGCGACGCGAGTACTGGGAACGGCGTGTGGGCCCGAGCCGTTGGTTCGGCACGAAGGACGTGGCGCGCATCTGCGACGCGTCGCAGCGCTCCGTGCAGCGCTGGATCCAGGATGGGCGGCTGCTCGCGCTGCAGAACGGGCGCACCACGCGTCACCACTCCCGCGTCCCGCGCGAGTGTCTCCTCGAGTTCCTCATCGGTCGCACCGCGCCGGCCGAGTACCCGCAATACGTGGAGGTGGGTCTATGGGATCAGTGACCGAAACACGGCACGAGAAGGCCGAGCGGTTCAACGCACGTCCGCCGAGCGATGCCGAACTCTGGCGCCGCCGCGACTGGCCCGCCGAGCGATGGGTCGCGCGCACCGGCGTGCAGTGGCGCACCGTGGTGGCCTACATCCGGCGCCGCCGGTTCGGCGTGCTCGCCACCGGGGAGATCCATGAGGCGCCGTGTGCGGGCTGCGGCACGCGCCTCGAGCGCAGCGCCCTGAGCAGCATCCGCCTGTGTGACAGCTGCGGCGCGGGCACGCCCGAGACGCTCTGCCGCCAGGAGCGGCAGGGCAGGGAATACCAGTTGCACCTGAAGCGCCTCTATACGCCGGGCGCGAAGAAGGGACCCGGCATCCACATCCAGCGCGGCGCCAGGCCGTGGATGTCCGCGTCATGATCGCCGTACTTGCTCACACCTGCCGGGAGGAAGATATGCCGAAGTTCTCACGCGAGGATCTGTTGCTCATGTCGCGCCAGCTGCTGGACCGCTCGACCACGGTGTCCGGTACGCCCGTCGAGGTTGCCGGGATCTCCGGTTCGGTGGTCCGCACCGCCGCCAGCATGCTCGTCGAAGCCGCGGCCATTCATCCGTCGCACGCCGAGATCCTCCAGGCCGGCCTCGAGGTCGAGGCCAGCATCCTCAGCTGGTACCGCGTCGGCGGCGGACTGCTCGTCTCGCTGCAGCTGCCGGAGGGCGTTGAGCTCGACGACCTGGCGCGGCCCGGCGGGTACATGGTGCTCAAGGCCCCGGCGCGGAAGGTGGCCCATGTCTGAGCGCCAGTGTGGCATCATGTGCGGCGGGTGGGCCGCCGCGGCCATCGTCTACGCCATCCAGGCCATCTCCGCGAATCCCACCGGCTGTCTGTGGAGACTCCTCGTCTCGCTCATCACCGCGCTGGTCGCGCTGTTTTTCTGGAGCGAGGCCGACGTGGCGGCGCGCCTCATGCGGGAGCGCGACGAGGCGTGAGCACCGGGGTGCGCCTCGCGTTCGATGATGCGCTCGAGCTCGCCGGCGCGCTCGTCGACGAGCTGCGCCCCGCGGTCAAGCGGCTCAAGGTGGCCGGGTCGCTACGCCGCCGCCGCCCCGACGTGGGCGACATCGAGATCGTCGCCGAGCCCCACCTCTACGCCGCCGACCTGTTCGGGCGCCTCGAGCCTGATCTCACCGAGGTCCGCTACATCGCGCGATCCTGGGGGCCGCTGCTCAAGAACGGCGACCGCATGATCCAGGTCGGCGACGTGCACGGCCGCATCGGGTTCAAGTGCGAGCTCTACCTGGTGCACCCGCCCGCGCAGTGGGGCTCGATCCTGGCGATCCGCACCGGCCCGGCCGACCTCGGGCAGATCGCCATGGGCCGCATGCTCGCGTTCGGCTACAAGCACCGGCAGGGGCTCGTGTTCCGCATCGCGGACCGCCATGTCATGCCCACGCCCACGGAGGAGGAGTTCTTCCGGTACGCCGATCTCCCGCTGGTGCCGCCCGCGCGACGCGACGAGCTCGCCGCGCGCGTGCTCGCCGAGATCCAGGCCGCGAAGGCGAAGAGGGCGTAGCGGTGGGCGGCTATGCGTGGACCGCGCGTGACTCGTTCTTCCTGCGCACGCACTACGGCCGGAAGCCCGTGAGCTGGATCGCCGACCAGCTCGGACGCACCGTCGCCGCCACCGACATGCGGGCCAGTGAGTTGGGGCTACGCCGCAAGGCGCGGTGGCGCGAGGACGAGCGCGAGGTCCTGCGCGCACGCATCGACGACCTCACCTATCCCGAGCTCGCCGCGCTCCTCGAGCGCTCGGAGAAGAGCGTGCGGCACGAGGCCCATCGCCTCGGACTCCGGCGTCGGGCGCGCCGGCCCGTCGTGTGGACGGCCGAGCGCGTGCGGCTCCTCGAGGAGCACTACGGGGCCATGACCGCAGCCGAACTCGGGGCGATGCTCGGCGTGTCCGAGAAGGCCGTCTTCGACAAGACCCACCACCTCGGACTGCGCAAGCTCGGGCAGCTGTCCGCCGAGGCGGAGGCCGTCCTATGGGAGCTCCGTGATGTCGACGGAGTCGTCGAGTACTTCTCCGCCGAGTTCGGGGTCGGCGCGCCCGCCGTGCGCAGGGCCCTGCGGCAGCTCCGCGCGCAGGGAGGGCCCACGCGACCCATCGGGAACGTCCCGCGCATCGTCGGCGCCCTCGCCGATACCGCCGCCCAGGCGGTACGGCCAGAACCAGGGATCATAGACGAGGCCCATCTCGAATCTCCTTCGCTCGAAGACCACTCCCCCTGAATATTCAACGCGGCGCGCGCGGAGGGGATAGCTGGTTGGGACGCCGACCGCATGACGGTGATCCGCACGCCCCGACTTGCTGCACGCCGCGGCGGAGGCCATAGTGCTGCTCGGAAAACTTGTGAAGTGCCTAACCGCCCGGGGGCGATCACTCCGTCAAGGAGTGCTCGCCCTTCTTTGCTATATGCGCCTACGATCAGAGCTCATCACGCACATCAAGTGTCCTGTGTGTCGGCGCATGATCAGAGAGCCGTTCAGTCGAACGAGCGGGCCCGTGGCGATCGTTCATAACGCCGGACGCGGCCGTGCGCCGTGCCGCCTCATTGTGGAGCCAGACCCGAAGGGCGACGACCACCGAGTGGAAATCGTGTCGAATCGAGAAGACCTCGAGACGGCATTGGTTCGTGCCCTTAACCGGAGTCTGCAGCGTGCCGAGTCTCACAACCCCAGTACACTCCCTCCCGACGATCCCGGGAGTTGATCCCTACTACTCTGACGACCAGGTCGCCCTCTACCACGGCGAAGTCCTGGATCTCCTCACCAAGATGGTCGAGCCGTGTTTCGACGCGGTCGTGACCGATCCCCCCTACTCGAGCGGCGGAACCCATGCGCCGTCCAGGACCACCCGCACCCCCCAAGAGAAGTACGTGCAATCCGGGCAGAAGAAGCAGCGGCCCGGGTTCGCGGGGGATAACCGGGACCAGCGCTCCTGGATCACCTGGTGCAGCGTATGGCTGGCCCAGGCGCTACGCCTCTCCCGGCCGGGGAGCCCCATCCTCGTGTTCTCCGATTGGCGGCAGCTGCCGGCCCTCACGGACGCCGTGCAGGCCGGTGGGTGGACGTGGCGCGGGATCGTGCAGTGGGACAAGACGACCGCGTCCAGGCCGCAGCGCGGCCGGTTCCGGGCCCAGTGTGAATACGTCGCCTGGGGGTCCGCCGGCGCCATGCCCCTCGAACGGGCGGCGCCCTGTCTGCCCGGCGTGTTTCAGGCGCGGGTCACCCAGGACGACAAGCACCACATCACCGGGAAACCCACGGAGCTCATGCGCGAGCTGCTCGGCGTCGTCGAGCCCGGCGGCGTGGTGCTCGATCCATTCGCGGGATCCGGTACCACGTTGGTCGCAGCTCGATCGCTCGGGCTGAAAGTTGTTGGATTTGAGATGGACGAGGGATACTGTGAGGTGACGGCGGGCCGGCTGCGGCGTAGCTGAGGAGCGGGGTTGACCGGCCGGTGGATTGCTGCAGTAGAGTCAGAAGTTAGGCGGTGCACCATCACCGGACTGATCATGTTTGCAGGAGCCAACCACTCTGCGGCGAGGCGTTCGTCCACCAGGGGCTACCTACCTGCCGGTTCATTTCGATGAGCCGTCGCCGAAGCTCTCGTAAGCAAGGGCGCCGAAAGAAGCGCAAGAAGTCAGCGGCAACTGGGACGCCGTATCAACAAGTCGTAGCTGAGGTCCTCCGTGTCCTGGACCCAGGTGCCACGGTGATCGAGGGTACGTGGGTCGAGGGTCCAGATGGAAGGCGGGACAGGGACGTGCATGTCACCGGCACGGTAGATGGTCGCCAGCGCCGAGTCCTTGTGGAGTGCAAGGACTACAACCCGCGATCCACCGGTCGGGTGGGCATCTCTTTGGTCGACGCCTTGGAGTCCAAACGTCGAGACTTAGAGGTCGATTGGGCCGTGATCTGCAGCAATGCAGGCTTCACGAGCTTCGCGCTCCGGAAAGCATCCCGGGTGGGAATCGGGATGATGTCAGTCCTTAAGGAGGGTGACGAACGCGTCCGCTTCCTCGTGAAGGAGGACCAGTACATCCGTCGCCTTACCGTCGAGAACCTGACGATCTCATTGACCGGGCCTGAGCCGATAGAGCTTGGTGTTCCGTTCGACTCGATCTCTTATCAGGGGCTACCGATCGGGAACTGGATCTGTCATCGCGTGATGGCCATGCTGGGAATGAATCCGATAGTGAGTGGCAGTTTTGTGGATGCGTGTCACCTTGTCCGGCCCGTCGAGATGGTTGTTGGTGAGACGCCGGTCGAGGTTACCCAGATCGACGCCAATGTGACTGTAAGTGGCTCTTGGTATGTACAACCGATCGAGCTCGACGCGACCACTGGCGCATATGATTGGCTTCGGCGTCGAGTCCGCGTTGGCCCATCTGGGCAGTTTCACCTGAAGGGCGTGGACCTCACCGGCGGAAAGGCCGTGGAGCAGGCGCCCGATTGGGTGACGACCCACGATTTGCGCCCAGGAGAGGTGGCTTTCGGCCTACTCCACCTTGAGGGGCTCGGGCCAGTCGACCCCCGGCCTGACCTTGACGAAGTGGTGCGGCCGGAGGATCTGAGTCTTCGGGTACCCAAAGAGATGCTCGACCAGCTCGACGGAGTGGCCCGCGACGCCGAGTAGCGTGCGGGAGGTGCACCGCCTAACACTCAATTGCAGCTGACGCGGAAGTACATGGTGGCCTGCGCTTCGCGCCGGGTGTAAGCTGGTAGCCCGCGCAGCTGAATTGAAAGCCGTTAGACAGTGCTTCAGTGGGAGTGTATCAACCAGGGAGGTTCCGATGCGAGTCATTATGGTGGCGACGCTCGTGGCTCTCGCGGCGTGTTCCCCCAAGTCTGCGGATGATCGTAATGACACCGCCGATGGGCACGAGATCGCCTTACCACCCCGAGGAGCCCGCTGGACTGTCAGCACGACCGTACTTCGCGGAGCCCCAGATTCGACATCGGCGACCATGGAGACTCTTGGGGGTCAAACGAAGGTCTTGGCGGGAACGGAGGCAAAAGACGGTTGGGTGGCTGTGTACCATCCGCGACCGACCTACGACACCCTTGGGTTCGTTCAACAAGGCGAGTTGACTGATCAGCAGCCTCCGTTTCGTGTGGCCGGTCGGCTAATACGGATCGGGGACGCGTTTCACGTTACCGGGTGTGAGAATGGTCGTCTCGAGTTGTCGGTCGTGAACCTATGGGAGTCCAGCGATTTCAGACGCGTCATTGGCCGCCTGTCCGGCGATGGACGCGCTGACCAAGGACTCTCGTGCCAGGGTGCCGTCGTTACTCTGAGGAATGTCGTCGAAAGAGATCGGCGGCAGATTCTGCAGGTCCAGTCGGTCGTAAATGGGACCGTCGGCTGGTTCACGGACTCATTTGTGGGACGAGCGTTCCCACGTGAGCGATGTAGAGACTTATTTGCTGGAGATGCGGCAGCGATTGGCCGGTGCCAGGGCCAGTAGGAAATGTGTGAAGGCATCGGAATTCATGGTGTCGATTCTCCACGCACTGTCCAACAAGCAATTGCTGCTGACACGGGTTGAGAATGTGGCGCGCGGTAGCGCGCGGTGAATTCATGTAGCCCGTGCAGCAGAATTACGAACCAATAGAAAGCGTAAAAGGGAGGGCGGGTTGGAGAACGAGAGCCGACCATACTCGGACGAGTTCCTCTACAACTATTCTGGCGATCACGTCTTCTACGAGGTCGACCTATTTCTTGATCTCACGGGCCTCATCGCTCAAGGGCGGATCGGATCATCGGATTCCAACGCAACTCGGATCCTCAACAACGTGGTACTCGAATCCGCGGTACTTCACCTCAGAAACCTTCTCGAGTTTCTATACTGCGAGAAGCCTCAACGCACTGACGTCGTTGCCGACGACTTTCTGGACGAGAAATGGACGACCGTTCGGCCCGGCCTAACAAGTGCCCTAAAGCGGGCACGGCATCGCAGCAACAAAGAGTTGGCGCACCTTACCTCCAGCCGCATCGCCCAAGGTCAGGGTGGACGGGGATGGGACATTCCCGCGCTGGCGAATGACCTTGTCGCCGTTCTCCAGGTCTTCGCCCGAGAAGCAAATACCTGCCGACTCCACCCCGTGGTTGCAGAACGGATCGCGACACCGGGGTGCGCTCTCTAACCAGCAATTGCTGCTGACACGGGTTGGAGTAGTGGCGCACGGTATCCGTGCGAAATATGCATGTAGGCCGTGCAGCAGAATCGCGAGCCGATAGATGGTGTGAATAGCAATGCTCCATCCGAATGGCGTCTTCCAGGTGTGGTGGCGACATGAAGCCCTTGCGGGTGGGTCTATGTGAGTGTTGTGTGTTGCTAGTCCGTTGGACTCGGAAGCCCCCCGCCAGGAGATCGCCATGATTCGGGTACTCCGATATGCAGTCTTCGTCGCTACGCTCTCCTTGATTTCGGTTTCCCACGGTGAAGCACAACGAGTGTGCCGCACAGGAAAGCCCTGCGGTAACACATGCATAGCCCGGAACCGAACGTGTCGCGTGGGAAGTGGCACGGCGCGAGCGGCTACCCCGACGGAATCGTCCATCGCAATTCCAGAAGGCGCACAGTATGTGGCTTCCTCGCGGGGCCGGGTCTACTACTGGGTCGGTTGCTCTGCGTGGAGGAGTCTCGCCCGCTCCAATCTCCGGTTCTTTCAGTCGAGGGCTGACGCACATGCGGCAGGCTATACTCGGTCGCAGAGTGCGGGCTGCTCCGGGCCAGCAGCATCGAATGACTCATCCAACGTTCCGAAAGAATCCCTCGTCGCTTCAGGTTCGTCGTCTGAGAATAGCTGCGTCGTGAGTGCTGTCGTCGATGGTGACACGCTAGACTGCTCAGATGGGCGGCGGATCAGACTCTTGTTGATTGACGCGCCGGAAATGGGGCAGGGCCCGTTTGGTGCCGTTGCGAAGGAAGGGCTTGAGTCCATGGCTCAAGTTGGCTCTACGCTCCAGGTGGAACTCGACGTGGAGCATGAAGACCGGTATGGGCGGGTACTGGCCTACCTGTACGATGGAGTTGGCCAAAGCATCAACGAAGAAATGGTGCGAAGGGGGTTGGCGGTGGTGTCGGTATACCCGCCGAACGTCAAGTACGTAGAGACGTATAGAAGCTCTTCAGAGGTAGCCGAGGCCGCCGGAGCAGGGCTATGGTCGGTCTCTGCCTTTGCGTGCCTACCTGCGGAGTTCCGAGCTGGCAACTGCAGATAGGAGTGCACTCGTGGGCTACCATCTAATCACAAGCAGTTCCTGCTGTCACGAGGTGACTGGTGGTGCGCGCTCCTGCGCGGGCAGTATGCTGATAGGCCGTGCAGCAGAATTGCGAACCGTTTGTCCGGCACTGTGATGGAACATGGATCTTCCTGCGATAACTGAGTGGATACCCACCAACTATGGGGACATCGCCAGCGTGGTCGGGCTGGGGGTGTCCTTGGCGGGCTTCTGGTTCACTATTGCGGCGGTGCTTCGGTCGAAAGGAGCCGCAGAAGCTGCGAGAGATGCTGCGGCGGAACTCCGAGGTAGGCTCACACGGTTCGACGTATCGACCGCGTTATCCGAGACTCTTGCCGTTATGGCGGAGGTCAAGCGGCTCCATCGACTGGAGACGTGGCAACTCCTCCCTGAGCGCTATGACGTACTGCGGCGCAGCCTGATCCGGATCAAGGCGTCAGGACCGTCGCTGACGGAGGTACAGCTCTCTCAGATTCAATCCGCGATTCAGCACTTTGCGAGCATGGAGAAACAGGTGGAGAAGTATTTGGCAGCACCGGATGGCCCAAAGCCTAGCGTGCCGCGCATGAATGGGATCATTACGACCCAACTCGATACGCTGACCGAGTTAATGTCTGCCCTACGAGCGAGAGGGGACTAGAGGCGATGTCATACGAAAAGATGGCTGCTCTCGTCACTAGACTGGCGAATGTCACCGAGCAGCGGACCGACCTTTGGGAACGGACCTCTGAGGATGGTGTGTTCCAGGCATCCTTCCCAACCTACGCCGTCAGAATTGACCAACGACCGGGTGATAGCTACCAGAACGAATCCGATATCTTCGTACGAATCTTCGACGATGATGGAACACTGATCGAAGAAGTGAGCGACTCGGACCTGAGTCGAGTGATGAACGGTGCGTACGTGGTGCTAGTTCGGCTTTATGAAGCCGCTCGCCGGCAGGCAATGGGAGTGGAGGCCGCCCTCGACAGCATCCTCGAGGCGCTTGGAGGCGAGGGCGAGGTTGACCCGCCTGGGGCAGTTGATGCAGACGAGGGAACGGATCTGCCCTTCTGAGGTGGCCGCTGTCTCACGGTTGCCGCACACGAAAGGGTGGCGCGCTGCGCGTGCGACGAGCAGAGTAGTGCGGAGAAGAACTGCGGAGTCGTTCGCGTTATCGAGTCGCTTTCCTTTCGCATCGCGTGACATTTGAGTCTCACAGCCCACCGCACGTCAACTAGCCCTCAGGTTGGACATCCAGGAGCTCGGAAGAGCGCCCACCGAATTTCGGTCTCGCCTGGGCCGAAACCGCGCCGATCTGGAAGCGTAGCGGACCGGATGCTGAGGGGGGTGGTCCGTTTTGGACCCACTTTGTACCCGATCTGGTCCGGGGAAATCGCCTGATTCCGGGGTCCTGATTGCATTGAGCCCCCCCTCCTTTTCGCATTGCATGACACTGGTCCGGGGAAATCGCCTGATTCCTGGGTCCTGATTGCATTGAGCCCCCTCTCCTTTTCGCATTGCATGACACTCATCGCGGTGGACGAGGCGCACTGCATCTCCGACTGGGGGCACGACTTCCGTCCCTCGTACCGGCGGATCGGCATCCTCCGGGAGCGGTTTCCGGTT